CTTAACCGACTTATTGTATGACTTCCTATACGATTTTCCATCTATCAAAAGTAGGAAAATTTGTAGAAATTATAAATCTTGCACTAAAGTGCATAGTTTTAACTAACGAATTTGATAATAAATTACAAGATCAACTACTTTCTTTTTTGCCAAGCATTTTTCTTTCCAAAAAGAAAAAAGCGGCGCGAATCTGTAAAAACAGTATTAAATAAATACACATTATGGGAGTAAATCTCAAACTTTCAGGATTTAAACCAACGCCAACTTTTCAAATGTTGGCGTTTACGTTAGTTATGGACGACCCGCCCTGTACCTCTATGGTCATGACATGGAGGCCGAAAAGGCGAAATGTGACAGACAGCCCCACCAGTGGTGCAGAAGTGCAACCACTGTTAAGCTAAACGATAAATAATGTAATAGGTAACCAGTAGATCAACCTCTGATCTTAGCATCACCAAGCGTTGTGGTAAGATGCCTGTGCTTCACTACCTTCAGGTATTTCTTACGACATAAGAGATACTTGAATGCATCGGAGAAGTTGGTTGATTCCATAGGCAGGCGCTGTGCTGACAGTTTCTCTGAGCTTTTATCCTTCTTAATGTTGCCTCGGCCATCCTTTATTAATGGAGCATTCTCAAGGCTACTCTTAAGCTCACGACATTCGTGATAATCTATCTGTAATTTTGGAAGATGCTTATTATTTCCACCCATCAACTCATTCATCAGATCAAACTCTTCTGAGTGTGTTATGTTGGACTGTCCTATACTCATCAGTACAACATTCCAACCGGTTGCTTTGCCATCATTATCTTTCTCAATGTTCTGCTTGAACTTTGAAGCAAAGTCCTGTTTTGCTTTGCTGTACTGATTTGCTGAACGATCATAGTAAAGATGCAAGGTCCTGCGCTTATGTTTAGCAAAGAACTCGAGAAACTTGTTAGCAAGCTCACGAATCCACTCAGGAGAAAGGATGTACATGTTCTTGAGCACTCGATAAGTTGAGCCTTGCTCCTGCCCTATCACCAACGACATCATGTTGCCTGCATCAAATCCAGCTTCGAGTAATTGATCATGCCTTATATATTTAAGGCCAAGGCTATTTTGCTTGATGTTGTCGAGCAGTCCAAACTGATCGTAGTAGGCGTAATCATAAGAATCATCATAAAAATGTGCAGCTTTGAGATTGCCATAAAACCGTGCATTTTTTTCCAGGCTTGCTTTTATGGAAAGAACAGAAGATTTGAATTCTTCAAAATCGAGCGATTCAAAAAGGTTCTTGAAATAATTGAGGGTAAGGACATCAGCATTGGCGAAGGAACTAACGATATAAAAGAATGTAGATCCCTGCCTGATCTTCTTTAACCTGGCAGTCCATCTCTGTAATTTAAAATTGGTTGCTTTGATCAGCTTTTCATTATTCGACTGCTGCGCATTGTACAGCGTAATATTCAATTCATTCACTAAAAGTGAAGTCTGAATAATCCTGACAATCTGCTCTTTGTTCATGTTCTTTTCAAGTCTGAATATCCAATCATACTCGCCCATATTTGGATTTGGCATATCAGTACAGAAGGTCTGCCCCATGAAGTAGTTTGAATTACCATAGAGCAGCGCATCACCGCGCAAAGTCGGGAAAAGCCTGCTCACGCGATCTTCCCGGGCAAACTTACATTCATCAATAAAATGATGAACAACAGAGATCCCCGCGCTGATGGATGCTCTGTCGAGTGAAATCAGGAAGAATTTATTACCCAGGTGCGTAGAAATGGTGTGTTTGTAATCGAAGGTTTTGATGTAAGGTTTGGGCCAGTGATCCGGTGGCTGCTTGTCAACTACATAATGACCAAAGCCAGTAGCCTGGTCATATTCGAACCACTTTTTACGCTCCCAACCAAGCAATATCGCGGGAACAATATTCGACATCAGGTTAACATAAGTGTCGGCTACAAAGGCAAAAGGTGCCCTGGGCATGTCATAGCAAATGTCAATCGAACGTTCGGCAATAATATCAGTTGATTTTGCGGTACCACGGCCACCTATGAAGACCAGGTTTTTAGGTTTAACCAGGTCGATTGTCATTTTTACCAGGTTGGCATAACGGATCTCGGCATTTATTTCATCAATCTTTAGGATCATCGGGTTTGCTGTCGTTGGTGATGATATCTTCGAACAAAGTGGTTTCGATAACACCGGCATCGCGTTTAACACGAACTCTTTCACGTTCTGAAATCTCAGGAAGGTTATCAATAAACTGGGCAAGCTCACGTCTGGAAGCCTGAGGAATTCCAACTTTTTCGGGGTCGATGCTGTAAATGATAACCGGGCGGTTAAGCATCTCTGCAGGGATCTCATTCTTTTCGTCTTTACCAACGCCCCTCATGTTTGCAGCGTCCATAAAACAGCGCCTGGCAATGTCAAGCTCATCACGTTCGAGCGCATAGTAAGCAAGGTTTTCGATGTGCTCGGCATAGATGTTCTGCCAGGCTTTTTGTTTTACGTCATTGTCGGCGAAAAAGAAATTAAGCGAATCATAATAAAGGCGGTTGGCATCACGCCGACAGAAACCATACACTGGCGTCATCAGGGTATTGATAATAAAACTCTTAGTTTCATATTTTGAATACATAGCCCGGATGATCTCAATTATTTCGAGATACCTGACCATATTAGCGGGCATCGATTTTGTTTTGCCGGTTTTAATGTAATGTTGCAGTACATTAATGTCAACATGCTCAATCTCTTCCGAAAATCCGCTCTTTAGCCTGACGGAGTCTGTTTTCTTTGACTTTTTTATCATATCGCTGTTGTGCAGTGATGTTTCCTTTTTTAGCTGATTCAAGTGTTGACTTATAAATTTCATACTGTGAAACAAGCTGTCCACGATCATAATGATATCTGAATTCAGAATCTTTATTCTGATATTCATCCTTTATTAATTGTATCTCGACATTGAGGTACATAGCAACCTGATTCACATTGTAATTTAACCCCGCAAGCTGCTCAATTTCGTTAAGTTGTTCGTCCGTGAATATCATCAGTTATCCATTTTTTACGAAAGTTGAATATCTCCTGAGAGTTCAGGAAAATGTACTGTTCATGTCGTGAGTTCTCAGAGAAGTTGCCTGATCCTTCGATAACAAAATAATGTTCATCCGTCCTGATCAGCGTCACCTTTGAATGGTTCCAGGCATATCGAAACGAAACTTTATTCTGGTTAGTTGACGCAAACTGTTCCAGGTGATCTATCACCGTTGGAATTCGGAATTTAGCTGAATCACTGATTAATATGTAAACCGATTCAACCAGTCCTTTATGGAGATACCCGGACAAAGCATCGATTATTTTGATGTTGATCGAATAGGTTGAAATGATCAGTTCTTTAATGGTTCCTGAGTTTTTAATCAGGTAAGGAATAAAGGTGAACGCATTAAAGCTGTTAATGGTCCAGATAAAAAAAGCTTCCTGGTTACCAGGATAGCGATTTACCAATTCAGAAAGGTTACCTACCTTCATATCATGAAGGCCGGTAAATATGAGCGACTGAATTGCGTTTTTATCCTCCTGAACCGGATCAGCCACGGATGCAATATCTTTTATCGAAAAGAATTTATTCATTAAGATTCAGCAACGATTTGATGATCTTCTTATCCCGTTCATAATCCCTGATCGCTTTTTCACGCTTCGCCACAAGCTCCGGTTTGGGATCGTCTTTCATTTTCTTTGTGACCCTCCAGATTGAATGTTCGATGTTTCGCAGCATGATCATCAGGTCGGGAACACTTTTGGCCGTCAGATCCTTCTGTCGGTTCTGGTACTCAAAATAAGGATGCTTGCCCAGGATGTTGCCGGTGGCTTTGTAGTGATTTAATTCTTTCCAGATTGCCTGGTTGTCCAGGTAATAGTTGATGAGCTTATCAGCAGCATAAAAGGCCTCCTGTTCGTTAGTGATGTTGAACAGATCTTCGTGAGCCTTCACATAATTGTCATGCGCTGTCATCATGTCGGCAACCAGTATTTTAAAGGCATCCGGGCAGGATTTATCAGCCAGGAACGGAAACTCTTCCCGAAGTTTGAATTTTACTGCTTCAGTAACCGAAACGGTTTTTTGTTCGGTGGTTGTGGCTTCAACAGGTTCAGTGTCAGGTTGAGTTTTGTCATTTGATTTTTGAGATTTAATGACGGGTTGCATCATTATATCATTAAATTCTTTTTCAGGCAATCCTGTGAGTTTCCAAAGTTGATAATGCAGTATTTCAAGATTGGTTTTACTTTCACCCTGAACATTGAATTTCCTGATAAGGGAAAGGTTATGCCCAAGTTTGTGATAAAGCCTGGCGCCACCTTCAAAACTACGATCGGTGCGCAGGTAGTTGATGATTAATTCTTTCATGTGATTTTGTCGGTATTGTGTGATTTTTTCAGCAAGATTGAGCCTGTAAGCAAGCTCACAGCAATGCTTAAACTTTTTTCCACTGCCACAAGGGCAAGGTTCGTTTCTCCCGTATTTCGGAAATTTCCTAACCAAAGGAGTATTGTTTGTTTTAGCCTGTAATTTTTCTTTCATGCATCAAAGATGCAATGACAATGCAATGTCAGAAAGGACATAAAAAAAACCACACCTTTCGGCGTGGTTTTCATGGGCAATACATAAAGTCAATCCTCGGAGGATTATTTCCGTGAGAGTTCGAGGAATTTCCAGGCAGCAGTATCCGATTTGAAAGCCTGGAAGGTGATTTCTGAACCGGCCAGAGCCGTCCATGTGGTTCCATTTGCAAGCAGGAAGTCGTTTGCTTTGGTAATGGTTGAAGGATAAGTACCCCCGCTTCCAATAAGCGTGTATTTACCACCGACAACTGCATTAGTGCAAGTTGTGATTACTACAACAGCAGCGGTTCCATCAGTAAGCTGGTAGCGACCTTCTCCTGCAGTAAGATCAATGCTGGTATCGTCTGCATCTACGGTATCTGTTACTTCTGAATAAGTAAATGTTCCCTGATAGTTTGCAATTCGATAAGCTGCTTTTTGGGTCATAGCAAGGGTAATGGTTGTTTTGTTGTTATCCTTGTCATCAATAGAATCAGAACTTAACTGCAATCCAGCACATGGCAAACCAGCAAGGCGTTTTTTGTTTGTTGAACAATTTTCAACAATGGCACCAATATTTCTGTTGGTCCAATTTTGTAAAAATTCTTCAATTGCAT